GAACTGAACTCCATCCTGATGGTGCTTGCCGAACGCCCGTTCAAGGAAGTCGCCAATCTGATCGTCAAGATCAAGAGCATGGCGGAAGCGCAGATGGGCGTGACGCCGGAAGCGCCGCAAGCGACCGTCACCGCCGATGCACCTGCTACACCGGCATCCGAAACCCCTGCCGCCTAAGAGGCCAAAATGGACGTGCAAACCACCATTAACCTAGTCGGGGGAGCCATCTTGGCTGTCATTGGATGGTTTGCACGTCAACTCTATCAATCCGTCAAAGACCTACAAGCAGATATTAGAAAAATCGAAGTATCATTGCCAACAAGTTACGTGGCAAAAACAGACTTCAATGATACAATGCGGGAAATCCGCAATATGTTCGAAAAGATTTTCGACAAACTGGATAACAAGGCCGATAAATGAGCGGTTCAAATTCCCTTCCATTTTTGTCGGATAATGGGACTGTTGATTTACTGTATTACAACAACAACGCCACGGGCGCGTCGGTTGTTGCTACAGGGTCTACGACCGCCCGGACGTTGGGGGCGAGGGTTGCCGATGTGGCGAATGTTAAGGATTTTGGTGCTGTTGGGGATGGTGTAACTGATGATACGGCTGCTTTTACTGCTGCTAACGCAACAGGGCAGCTAGTATTTGCTCCTGCTGGAACATATGTCGTCACTTCAACTGCTCTTGGTTACACAAATCTTTACGGAGAAGGAAAGTTTAGTTACGGCGGAGGGCTTCTTCCAATCGGGGACGTTTATTCAAGCGTCACGCTGAATGTTCCTTCACAGTTTGCAGACATCAATGTTGCTTTAGCCTATCTGAACAAAAGGTACATCGATAACGGTGTTACCGTAACGATCAAGATTGCTGACGGAACTTATACTTACGGCACGTCTGGTTCCCCTATTTCCATTACCCCTTCCCACCCACAGGGAAATCAGATTCAGATTATTGGCAATACGACTACTCCTGCAAACGTAGTTCTTCAGTTTTACCAAGCCAATAACACCCCAGCCTTTTGGATTAAAAACAATTATGCCCTTGGCTTTATTGACGGGGTAACAATAAATGCTCTCGACGGATGGCAAAGTAATTATACTTGGAACGCTGGAATTAGTCCTTATGGATTCGGTATTTGGGCTTACATGGGAGGAACTGTTACCGTTGGCGTAAATGTCTATATTAACAAGTTCTACTACGGTATGCGTTCAGAACTTGACGGGCATATCTATTGCCAGAACAACGGATCTACTGGCCCATACATTGCTTACGCTGGGGATTGTGGGATTCATGCATTTAATGGTGGAGTTGTTGAAGCAAGGTACGCACATTGTTCTTATTGCGGCGATAGTTCTCAAAATCTTGGTTATGGATTTCTAGCAGAAATGGGTTCGCTTATTTGTAACAACGGGTTTGCTGTCTACAATTATGTTGCTGGAGTTGGTGCATTAACAGGAGGCTCTTTGTGGGCATTTAATGTTAATTCTAGTCATAATAACCAATACGGATATTGGGCGGCAAACGGAGGTAGGATTGAAGCAAGTCAGTCAACTGGATCATACAATGGAACTACTGCGTCCCATGCAAACTATTCCGCTTTTACGGGAGGCGTAATTAACGCATACCAAGCCAGCAGCGATCACTCAACTGGCGATGGTTATCTGACCAAAGTTAACTCTGTTATTAACTGCAATTCTGCGATTTCTATCTATAATACTGGTTATAGTTATCACTCGCTTCAACTTTCAACGATTGTTGGCCCTGTTGGATATTATACAGGGAATGGAACTAATACCCCAACCGCTGACGCAACTTCCTTGGTTAACGTAAGCTAATAACTCCCATGTCCCTCACCAAAGCCACATCTAACGCCATCCAAGAATTGTCGGCTGAAATTTCAACATTAAAAGCTAAGGTATCCTCATGACAACGCCCCGCAACCTCTCGATCCTGACCGAAGCAAATTTTCCTTAATTCCCCTTTCGGGGTATGGTAAACAAACTCATCATGACCACTTCTCCGGCCACAACACCTCTGACCTACAACGGCTACGTCACCCAGGTGGCGACGATGGCCATTGTGAACACGACGACGTCGAGCGGTGTTGTTGTTGGTGTCGATGCTGCATTTAACGCCATTATCCCGCAGATGCTGAACTATGCCGAACTGCGCATTCAGCGTGATTTAGACCTATTCCCAGCCATTTCGAGCAATACTAGCTACGCTTTGACTGCCTTTAATAATCTGTTGACCTTGAGCATCAACGATTTCGTCACCTTGCAGACTATTTCGGTTGTTTCCGGTGGCGCAACTTATCCCTTGTTGCCCGTTTCCAAGCAATTCCTGCAAAACGTCTACGGTGACAGCACGTCGGCGGCGATGCCGGCATACTTCGCGCCATACGGCGGCGACGCAGCCACATATGGCAACACGTCCCAGATTTACATCGTAGGCCCATACCCAGACCAAGCGTATCCGGTGACGCTGACTGGCTTGGTCCGCATGCAGACCCTTGCCGTCAACGCAACGACGGCCCTGGCGAACACCGGAACGACGTTTATCAGCACGTATCTGCCGGATATGCTGCTCCAGGCGTCTATGATTTATATCAGCCAGTTCCAGCGCAACTTTGGCCCAGCTTCGAACGATCCGCAAATGGGTCCGACATACGAGGCGCAATACCAAACCCTTCTGAAGGGCGCTCAGGGCGAAGAATACCGCAAGAAATTCGAGGCTGCTGCTTGGTCATCTAGTTCTATTTCGCCTGTCGCAACGCCGACCAGGGGGTAAATCGTGGCGACATTTTATGTATATGAGCATTGGAGAACAGATATTAACGCGTGTTTCTATGTAGGGAAAGGCATGGCTGGTCGTGCTTATAATATGAAAAAGCGTAACAATCATCATATTAATATACAAAATAAAGTCAAATTAAATGGAGGAAAAGTTTTAGTAAAAATATTATTTTCTGGATTAACGGAAGATATGGCATATGACATTGAAAAAGAAACTATATCCGTATGGAATGATTTAGGATTCCCATTGGCTAATAAAGCTATTGGAGGTGGGAAAAACTCTGGATGGAAATTATCAAAAGAAAGAAAATCCGCGATTGGAGCATCAAAAAAAGGAAATACATATAGGCTTGGAGCCAGTTTATCCCAAGAAACAAAAGCTAAGATAAGTGATTCACATAAAGGTAAACAACTTAGCAATAAACATAAAAAATCTATATCAGCATCGTTAAGTGGAGATAAAAATCCATTTTTTGGCAAAAAGCACACTGAACTAACGCGTGCGAAAATTGCGGCCGCCAACAAGAGTCGCGTTTGGACGAACGAAAGTAAGGAGAAAATAAGCTTATCATTAAAGGCTCGCCCTGAGTCTAACGCAGCAGCCGCAAACGCTGTGCGAGGGAAGAAAAAATCCGCTGAAGTTCGTGCCAGAATGTCAGAAGGAGCAAAACGTCGCTGGGATACATGGAGACAAACAAATGCCTCATGCATCACTTAAACTTATTCCTGGCGTAGATATCAACAAAACACCCGCACTAAATGAAGCGGCCATTTCTTCATGTAATTTGATTCGTTTTGTCCCAGACAGAGCGGGCTTAGGTCTTGCGCAAAAGTTAGGAGGCTGGAACAAATTTTTTCCAACCGCCATGCAGACCATCACCCGCGCCTTATGGGCATGGGAAGACACCAACGCTAATCAGCATTTGGCTGTCGGCAATGAGGCCACAGCATCCTCCTATCAGGCCCAGCTTGCCGTCATCACCAACGGCAACTTGGTCGATATCACGCCGCGCACGATCACGACGAACCCCGCTGTCAACTTCTCCACCGTGACCGGCAGCAATGTCGTCACCATCGTTGACGCCGGCATAACCACGACAAGCTACGATTCGGTGTTTATTTCGACACAGATCAGTGTCGGCGGCTTAGTCCTGTTCGGGTTTTACCCCGTGACGGTTGTTAGCGGGACGACATACACCATCAACGCCGTTGACTTATTCGGCAACCCCCTGGCAGCCACATCGACTGTGACTTCGGGCGGTGCCACGCCGCAATTCACCACGGTATCCGGGACCGGTCTTACGACCGTCACCTTAGCAAATCACGGGTATTCTGTAGGAAGTAGTTTCGCAGTAAATATCCCCGTCAGCGTTGGCGGCATTGTATTTTACAGCGACTATTCAATACTTAGCGTCCCAACAGCAAATACATTTACAATACAGGCAAGTAATACTGCGACGTCATCCGCTTCTGCATTTATGAATGGCGGTAACGCCAACTTTGTATATTACATTGGCTTTGGGACTGTCCCTGCCGGGACTGGATACGGCATTGGCGGATATGGTTCTGGCGGATATGGAACGGGTGCCGGCATCGTCCCGACTACGGGTGTGCCTGTCTACACAAATGATTGGACCCTGGACAACTGGGGCGAAATCCTTGTCGCATGCCCGGTGCCAGAGTTTGATGTGGACTTCAACAGCCTGACGCTGAGTGGCACAGGGACGGTCGTGACGGCCACATTCTCTGGCACCTACGTCATACCCGTCGGCAACACGGTAACGCTCTCTGGTGCCTCTCCTAGCGCCTACAATGGCACATACGTGGTGACTGCGTCTGGTCCTGGGACGATCTCCTTCGCCGGCACAGCAACCGGCGCACAAACGTCAGCGGCGCTTATCCAATCCATCGACCCAGCATCCGGCCCAATCTTCCAATATGACCCGACGTCAGGGCAGCCGATTGCCACGGTTATCCCCCAGGCACCGCCTGTCAATGACGGCATGTTCGTGGCTATGCCGCAGCGCCAGATCATTGCCTGGGGTTCCACCTTCACCGGCATTGCCGATCCCCTCTTGATCCGCTGGTGCGACGTTCAAAATTACGGTGCGTGGGTTGCTCAAAGCACCAATCAGGCTGGTTCATTCCGTATCCCGAAAGGGTCAAGGATCGTTGGATGCATCCAGGGTCCGCAGCAGGGTCTTGTGTGGACGGACCTTGCCGTATGGTCGATGCAGTATATCGGCCAACCCTATATCTAT